GCCAGTTTCACGCTGGGCGATGATGAGAACTATGTGGTGTGTAACGGCTCCGCTGCCAACGTCTCCGTGACGTTGCCTAGCGGCTCTGCTTACATCGGTCGGACCGTGACTATCAAAAACCTGTCTGCAACCTATACGGTGATCTCGGCGTCGACGAACGTCAGACCAGTCAACTCAGCTACCCTCGGCACGGCGATCCTCGCCGCGACCGCAGGTAAGTGGGCGACGCTGGTTTGCGAAGACGGCACCAACTGGGTCATCATGGCTGCTGGCTAACCTGGCGGGGGCTTCGGCCCCCGACTTTTATGCCCATCATCTACCTGCGTCATCCGCGCCACGGCGAGAAGGTTGCCATCTCTGACCTGGAAGCGGAGTATGATGAACAAAACGGCTGGTCGCGCTATACTCCCGGTGAGTCACAGCCCGAGCCAGTGAACGAACTGCGCCCGCGTCGTCGCCGGGAGGCCAAGGATGCAGAGTTACTATGACGTCGTAACGGATTCCGGCAACCGCCCGATTGCGGGTGCGCAGGTATTCGTCTACAACTACGACGGCACGCTTGCTACGCTGTATGGCGATCAGGCTCTGCTCTCAACGACGGTTCTGGCAAGCAACGGCACGCCTTACATCGTTAACCAAGACCTTCTTAGCCCGCAGGCCAATCCAATTGTCACGGGCGCTGACGGCAAGTTTTTGTTCTTTGCGGCCAACGGTGTGTACAGCGTTGTCATCACGGCAGACAACTACGACACCCGCACGCTGGTCGCCACGCTGAACGACCCAACGCCCCCTGCGCCGTCGGTCAGCCCTTACGTCACGTTTGCGCTGTCGTCAGCATCGCCCAACGCTACGGTCAACGTAGTGTCGATGGCGCCTGTAGCGCCAACTGCAAACTCAGACTTGGCGCTGGTGCCTAAAGGCAATGGTGCGCTGCTTGCGCAAGTGCCGACCGGCACATCTGCCGGCGGCAACAAGCGCGGGACGTACGCGGTTGACTGGCAGACCATTCGCACTGGTGCTACACAGGTGGCGAGTGGATCGCTTGCTGTAATCGGTGGTGGATACGCAAATATTTCGTCTGGGACAAACAGCACAGTCTCGGGTGGGAGTCAGTGCCAAGCGACACAGACTGGCGCGACAGTTGGTGGCGGCGGCGGCAATATTGCAAGCAGTTTTTATTCGGCAGTAGCCGGTGGCGCTGACAACACCGCCAGCGCGACGCACTCAACTATCGCCGGCGGTCGGTTGAATGTAGCCAGCGGCGACTATTCTGCGATTGGGGGCGGCCGAGAGCATATTGCAAACAGCGCGTTTTCAACGGTTTCAGGCGGCGCTTACGGGTCAACCCGAGGCGTAATTGGCTACCATGCCTTTCCAGCCTGTAACGGCCCTATTCTGCCGGTTCCAGGCGGGCTTTCGCAAGCTGGTTTGCTGGTGCTTGGTGCCGAGACAACTGACGCGACGCCAACTGTTATCCGCAGCAATACATCCGCCGCAAGCACGACCAACCAGCTCATCCTGCCAAACAACAGTGCGTACTATGTTTTTGGATATGCAATTGCAAACGTCACCGGCGCTGGCGACACAAAGTCTTGGATCATGTCCGCAACGATCAAGCGAGGCGCTAACGCTGCATCAACTACACTAGTCGGGTCGCTTGTTGCTTCGCAGCAAGGTGACGCGGGCGCGTCAACTTGGGATATTGCATTGACTGCCGACACGACAAACGGCGGCCTCGCAGTTACCGTAACGGGCCAAGCTGGAACCACTATTCGGTGGGTGTGCAAACTAGAAACCACTGAGGTAACGTACTAACATGACTGTACTCACGCTTAGCGGTAACGAGGCTACAGCAGGCGACCTGATCAACGGTGCGTTGCGGCTGCTGGGCGTGCTGGCGGAGGCCGAAACACCTTCGGCAGCCATGTCAGAAGACGCGCTGATTGCCATGAACGAGATGATCGAGTCATGGAACACCGAGCGGCTTGCGGTGTTCTCGACGCAGGATCAGGTCTTTAGCTGGCCCGCCACGGCGATCAGCCGCACGCTCGGGCCGACAGGCGACTTTGTGGGCAACCGCCCAATTATGATTGACGACTCGACCTACTTCAAAGACCCAACCACCGGCGTCTCGTACGGTCTGAAGCTCATCAACCAGCAGCAGTACAACGGGATTGCGTTAAAGACGGTGAGCAGCACCTATCCGCAGGTCATGTGGACCAACATGACGTTCCCCAACGTCGAGATGTACATCTACCCAGTGCCCACGCGGGTGCTGGAGTTTCACATTGTGTCGGTGCAAGAGCTGACGCAACCTGCCGCGCTTAGCACCCCGATTCTGTTTCCGCCAGGCTACTTCCGCTGCTTTCGGTACAATTTGGCATGCGAGATCGCGCCCGAGTACGGCGTCGAGCCGTCGCGGCAAGTGCAGCGGATTGCGATGACGTCCAAGCGCAACCTGAAGCGCATCAACAATCCTGACGATCTGATGTCAATCCCGTACAGCATCGTTGGGAATCGTCAGCGCTACAACATCTACGCCGGCAATTTCTAATGAAATCGCCCATCCTCGGCGCCGCTTATGTTGCCCGCAGCATCAACGCTGCGGACAACCGGCTCGTCAACATGTACCCGGAGTCCACCCCGGACGGCGGCAAGACGGCAGCGTACTGTCAGCGGGTGCCGGGAATCTCAGGCATTTTTCCGCTAGGCGGCACCGGCAGCGTTCGCGGCATGTGGGTTGTGAAGGGCGTGCTGTACGCGGTTGTCGGCACGCGGTTCATATCGCTAACAGGCATTGGCACAAGTAACGTCACGCCCACTACTATCAGCTCCAGCATCTCTGGCACCGGGCCTGTCAGCATGGTGGACAACGGCATACAGATCTTCATCGCCACCAACCCAGACGGCTACATCTACAACATCAACACGACGGCGTTTGCAAAGATCGGCGACCCCGACTTTCCAGGCGCTGTCACCGTAGGCTACATCAACGGCTATTTTGTGTTCAATGAGCCAAACAGCCAGCGCGTGTGGGTAACGGAACTGTTTGATGGTACCAGCGTCGACCCGCTGTCGTTTGCAAGCGCTGAAGCCTCGCCAGACAACGTGGTGTCGCTGATTGTCGATCACAAAGAAATCTGGATCTTCGGCAACAACTCGACCGAGGTCTGGTACGACGCTGGCCAGCCAGACTACCCGCTTGCCCCCATCCAAGGCGCGTTTCTTGAGACGGGGTGCGCTGCGCCGTACTCGGTCGCCAAGATGGACAACAGCGTCTTCTGGCTGTCGGCTGACGCGCGTGGCTTTGGTATGGTCTACCGCGCCCGTGGCTACCAGCCGCAGCGCATCTCGACGCACGCCATCGAGTACGCTATCCAGACGTATTCGACGATCTCGGACGCTATCGCCTACACCTATCAGCAAGACGGGCACATGTTTTACGTGCTGACGTTTCCTACTGCAAACGTCACGTGGGTTTATGATGCGGCCACCAATATGTGGCACCAGCGCGGCTACATTTCAGACACAACAGACCAATTAAATCGTCACACGCCATCTTGCATGGCGACTGACGGGGTTCGGGTATATCTGGGGCATAGTAGCCAGCGACAAATAGGCTATTACAATTTTAACTTTGATTTTGGCAATTACGAATTTTCTAGCGAACGTCGTCAAATATGGCTACGTTCTTGGCGAGCGCTGCCGACCAACGAAAACACTTTAAAGCGCACGGCCCAACATAGCCTGCAATTAGATTGTGAAGCAGGCACTTCCTTTACGCCTTTGCCTCTCCAACCTGCCCCCGCCGTGCAAGGACCACCTTGGGAAGTGCGCACATCGGACGGAACGATATACAACGTCACCAACCCGGTGGTGCTGCGAAGTAACGGCACTCCGTATGTTTTTAAAAATCCTGCGTTTAATATTGGCCCGGCGGGTTTTCCTCAAAGCGGCTCAATTCAAATGAACGCCAGTCTGCGTTGGTCTGATGATGGCGGCCACACGTGGTCTAACCTGCACACGGTGTCGATGGGATTTCAGGGTCAAACTGGCCGCCGGGTAATTTGGCGTCGGCTGGGCATGACGCAAAAGCTGCGCGACCGCGTTTACGAAGTGAGCGGGGCGGGTGTTGGTAATGTTGCCATCATGGGCGCCGAGTTGCTGGCGAGCGGCACCAATGCCTAACATCACGCGTATCCCCGCGCAACGTGTGCCGGTCATTGAAGGGCCGGACAACGTGATGCAGCGGGAGTGGTACCGCTTCTTCAACAACTCGTTCACGCTCTTGGGGCTGGGGCAGAATCAGTTCACGCTGGAAGACTTGCAGGTCGGACCCGCAGCACAGACACCTCAACTTGTAACGACGCGGTACGGCTATTTCTACGACACCACTACGCAAACCGCCGCATCGATCAACACCGCGTACGGCATGACGTTCAACTCGGTTGGCTTTAGTCGAGGTGTGACCATTGGCACGCCGACGTCGCGCATCTATGTTGATCGGCCAGGCATCTTCAACATTGAGTTTTCAGCGCAGCTCGATAAAATCTCTGGTGGCACCGCGTTTATTTTTATCTGGCTGCGTGTTAACGGCGTAAATGTGCCCGACTCGGCATCCCAAATCCGCATCCAAGGTAACAACGCTGAAATTGTGGCTGCGTGGAATTACCTTCACGAATTTAACGCTGGCGACTACTTTGAAATAATGTGGTCCACCGACGATACAAGCTGTCAAATACTTGCTGCGGCAGCTTCGGCGCCGGTTCCGGGCATCCCCTCGGTCATCTTGACCGTGACAAACAATCTTTGAGGCTTGTATGGCTACCATTTCCCCGACCCCAAAGTTGCAGTTTCTCGACGCTAACGGCAACCCGTTGGTGAATGGTTTGCTGTACACCTACGCAAGCGGCACAACCACTCCGCTTGCAACCTATACAAATCAGTTTGAAACAACGGCTAACACTAACCCTATTGTGCTAGACGCACGCGGCGAAGCCAGCGTGTTTTTGTTGGCTGGGTTTTCATACAGGTTTGTGCTTCAAAATTCATCTGGCGTCACGCAATACACAACCGATCCGTTTAATGCGTTTGGCACTATGGCCGGACAAAACTCTACTTCGGTGTCAATCACAGGTGGAGTTATATCGGGCGTTACAATTAATGGCCCAATTAACGGCAACATTTCGGGCAATCTTAGCGGCGATGTTTTTGGCAATATGTACGGAGAAATTGTCAACACCAGCTATATTAAAGCGATAACTTACAACGGCGGCCAGTTAGCAGGTTTGCGCAACAAGATCATCAACGGAGCGATGGAAATTGCTCAGCGCGGTACTTCATTTAGCGTTACCACTGGCACCGGCGCGTCGTATACGCTTGACCGATACTCACGGATCGCGGCGACGTCTGCGGTAGTAACTGTATCGCAAGCCGCAGACGGCCCTGCTAGTGAGCCAACTCTTCCATATAGTCTTCGTTGCACTGTAGCGACTGCGGACCCAACCGTTGCCGCTTCTGAATATTGGACACTGTTTCAAAAAATTGAAGGTTATTCTGCGCGCGATCTGATTGGCAAGACGTTCACGCTTTCGTTTTGGGTGCGGTCCGCTAAAACCGGAACGCATTGCATCACTTTTTTTAATAGTAACTTTCCAAGCGTTGACCGATCGTATGTTGCTGAATATAACGTGTCGGTTGCAAACACTTGGGAGTACAAAGAGATTACGGTTATTGGCGGGCTGATTACCGCCGGTACTTGGGACTGGACTAACGGCTCTGGGCTGACAGTTGGTTGGACGCTGTACTGCGGAACTGATTTTCAAGTAAGCCCAGGAAGTTGGGCTAGCTCATGGGGTTTAGGAACGTCTACTCAAGTGAATGTGCTGGACACCATTGGCAACGTGTTTGCTATTACAGGCGTGCAACTAGAAATTGGCGACACCGCCACTGCATTTGAACACCGCCCGTTTGGCGTAGAACTAAGCATGTGCCAGCGGTACTACGAAAAATCATTTCCGTACGCTACGGCTCCCGCCCAAAATACCGGCGTAACTTTAGGTGCGGCGTACGCCACGGGGCAAGTGGTCAACCAAGCATTTTCTACATCCGTTACGTCCGCCGTGGCAAAGCGAGCAGCGCCGACAATCACCACCTACGCGCCGGATTCTGCTACAGCTAACTGGTCGCTAAACACCACCACGCCAACTGCGGCTACGGCAAACATTGGCGACAGCGCGTTTGCGGTTACCGGCTCTACCGCAGTTACGGCAGGCAATGGCTACTCAATCCACTGGCAAGCCGTAGCGGAGCTATAACATGCCCATCACCGCTAGGACATTGGTTGAATCCAAAGCAGTTGAGCAGGTGCAGACAACCCAGTACACTGCGCCCACCACCACTACGATCATTGACAAGTTCACCGCAGTCAACTACAGCACTGCGGTCCGAACGATCAGCGTCAACATCGTACCGGCGGGGCAGACTGCGGCGAGCAGCAATCTGGTCGTGCAGAACAAGTCGCTACAGCCTGGCGAAGCGTACACATTTCCTGAGATTGCAGGGCACATTTTGACCTT